TCGAACTCCTTTTGCCAGAAGTCTTCCTTCGTTCGACGGTTCCAGTGGAGATCGAGGCCAGATGCGTAGATAGCTCGGGGTTTGACCGAAAGAAGAGAGAGTACGTAGCCGTGTTCTTCGAAGAAACGCCGATAGCGATTTGAACGGACAGTCGAGATGCCGTGGCCACGCATTTCACCGACTGGATCATCACCTTCCGCGGTTTGCAGCACTTCGGAAAATTGGACGGGTGCAGAGCCTCCTCCAAGGTATTCGGGGCGCTGAAGGCGCGCATCTGATGAGCGCACGCCCAGATAGCGAAGGTACTCGGGATATCGTGAGCCATAGCGAGCGCGAGCCTCCTGATAGCGTTCGGCCGCGAGAGCTTCGCGGAGACGAATGATAGTGATGGCGGACGCCGAAGACAGATCGGCGAACACGTCAGGATTAGAACCAGCGCCCGTGGTTTGGGATCGCAGATAGACGCGATCGGATGAGCTTTCGCCGCCCCAGTAGGCGTTCGGGAATGATTGAACGCCGAGAGGCGTTTGTATGTTAATAGGACCGGCATCGGGAGTGTCAGTCGTGCGAACACCGATACCGGAAATCGGAGCCTCCGAGCCGATCGGGATGGTGATAGACGGACCTTTTTGCTCCCACGGCCGAGCCGAGGTGAAGTAGTCCTTGTCCCAGCGAACACGCTGAAGAGCGGTCGACGTGGTGGTGTCAGCGCCGGACGTAAGATCGATGGTAAGCGGCGTGTCCAGATCCTGATCGCGATAAAACTCGTTGAAGATCATCGCATACATGCGAGCAGGAATTGCGGAGAACGTGGCGGCCGTCAGTGGCGGAATGCCCATGTAATCAAGAAGGTCGCCGACAGCGACATCATTATTATCAACAGTGATAGTAGGAAACTCAGAATCATCCATGCCGTCAGGGCCGCCCGTAATGAACGCTTCGAAGTCTTCCCACACAAGTCTGGTAGGGACGAACCAATGGTGGATACGAACGTCGACCTTGTGCATGAGCGGGGCAAGGAGCGGCGACGCACGAACAAGAAGCGACGTGGCGTGTTGGAATGTATCACCGGGAAGAACCTCCATAAGTCCGCAGGGAATTAGTTCTCCAGTGTCGAAGGAGAACAGTTTTGTGTTCGACAGAGCAAATTTAGCGCGTCTCATAGCTTCTTTCTCCGTTGAGTGAAGAGACGGGATTTCGATTTGGAATTTAGAACCTGTTGCCGATGTTTCGCGAGGATTTGCGAGCGGAGCGATATATTTTCCGAATCGCTTTTCGCAGCTTCGAGCAGAGGTAGCAGTTCGAGGAAGTATTGGTCTTTCGCCTCCTGTGGTGCCTTGTCATCACGACCAACCAGAACCCTTAAACGTTTGCGAAGATATCTACCGAGCGGAAGGACTTTAGAACCTACGCGCAACCCTGACGGAACGTCAGGTTGCGCATTCAGTAATACATCAGAGAAGTGGAGCAGTTCAGAAGCGACGTCATGCATCATGTCAGCGCCGATACCTGGACGAAGAGACATGCGGCAGAACTCGGGGTGACGTCCGAGCAAGCGACTATCGTCGCGGTGGGTCATTTTTTTTTGGACATATCCAGCCAGATATTGGGCGCTACCAACTTCCAGCGTTCCGAGATCGATGTCACCGTGCGCCCACGTTTCTCCAACCAGTTCACAGCGTGCACAGCAGCCACGCCATATTGCCCGGTCAGAGCCGACCTTTCGTCGAGTGCGGTTTCGAACACAGGTTCGGAAACCGAAAATTCCGACATGGTAATGGGGACGATGCGTATCGTCACCGTATTCCCCAACCGCGTAGTATCTGATCTTCAAGGGACTGATTGCCGCGCGCAATCGTTTGAGCCAGTCTTGCAAGTGCTTTGGTCTCAGCTCCGGACGCGATTGCTGATCGGAGCATATAACTTGAGGCAAAGCGGAGTCGTCGTAAGTCAGCGTCGCGAAGCAATTGTCGCTCCTCAAAGCTGTCTCTAGCATTATTCGATGTGACCATGTTCGTCTCCGGTTGAGTAGACAAGGATCGCAGTGCCCACAACGAAAGGCCTGCGATCCGAGAATATATGGTTTTTCGCAGAGCATCAGAACCTGTAGCCGATGCGGAGAGGTCGAACAGACTTCCTGCGAGAACGTACACGCCGCATCGGTCGACGACCAAAACGGCGGCGAGAAGTGCGGCGAGCGCCTCTGAAGCGTCGCATTAAAAATCACCTCCTTCCAAAGGCTGGTAGGTTACGACGAAACCACGAGCGAACGCCCGTGGCGGCAGAGCCGATAGACGATGACGAAGTACGGCGATCGATGTCGCGAAGAATTTCAAGCGCAGAATTATCGCCATAGTTTTTCTTGAAGTCCTGCCAGAGGACCATCGGAGCACCGAGCCACTCGCCCGGCTCGCCATAACGTTTCGACCAGAAATCGTCGACGTTGGATGTCAGGGGGTCTGTATGTACTTTAGTTCCGCCAACGACCCCGAGAGGGCGTTCTCCATGTTTGTCGGCTTCCGGGATAGGTAGTGGAGGATTAGCGTTAGCTCGGAGTCGCTGTATCGAGGAAGCGAGAGTAGCTTGCTTAATTTGATTATCGAGCCCCATCCCTTCAAGTTGGAGGCGTTGTATTGATGTGCTGAAGGCAGCATCGCGCTCCGGCGCTGAGCGCGTCGCATTAATCGCTCTGCCAATATCTTGCCCTGCAGCGCCGAGCGCATTTCCGAGCGAGTTATCAGCTGCGAATGATGCAGATTGCGGAGTATACGTAGGAGTACTTGCGCCGAGCGCATAGATTGGATGGATGCCGGCTTGTTTGGCGTCGTGGGCTCGCCACTTGATCCCATTTTGAGCGAACTCCTTTTGATGCTCGTATTGGTTTTGAAGATTGATGTTTGTAGCGGTCTGGGCGTCTTTCGCCGCCGACCGATTGAGGAAGCCTCCGATAATGGAGGCTCCTGCAGAGACTAGATTTCCGAGCATCGGGGATCACCACACATGCAGCAATGGTTGTCGTTGTGTTCAGCAACCGATGTTGGATGTGTTTCTTCGACGAACGTTTCGTCGGCGCGCTTTCGACCCACCGTAACCTTTTGCGAATAACACCTCTCGGCGTTGGGATCGACGTACACAGATAACGGCTCGACCGCCTCGCGGGTCATCGCCGAAGAGCAGGCGCGCTTTTGTCTGTTTAGCATTTTGAAGGCCGCTGCGGCTCTTGCCGCTACTGCGCTGTACATTGCGGTTGATCTCCGTGGTGATGTGCGAGACGCCGCCGAGCGTCGTCCGCACGGGTTGATAGGCACCCTCCGGGTGCCAGAAACGCTGATCTTCGATCAGGTTTAGAGGGTGACGGACCGTCGGAGTGAAGACCGACAACCTTTGGTTAGCGATGGTGGGGTCATCGCGTCGGCTTCTTCGTTTCACAGGGATTCTCCTTGGTCCTGTCACCTAGCGTAGTGCACAACAAGGGGAGTGCACTACGATTTGGGGGTCCGACGCAAGAGGACTTGCGAAAAGGGCGGCCCGAAGGGCCGCCCAGAGGACTTTCGCGGGGCTTGGCGCCCCGCACCCGCCTACGGGGCAGGGGGGGACGCGGGAGGCGCTGGAGGCGCTGGAGGCGCTGGATCGGCCTCCTTGGGCTTAACAGCAGGTTTCATGAAGTCCGGCAGTTCTTTGCCGTATTTTTCCTTCATGGTAATATGATGCCGCTGAAGCTTTTCGAACGCGACGAGCAATTCCATGTCGTGCCGTTCGTGTTCGTGGAGAGACGAAGGTTCAAAACCTTCCGGGTCCAGGACGTCGAAGTCTTCCGCTTCTTCCGGGGTCTCAGCGCCGAGCTCGGCTTGCAATGCCTCGACCTTGTGTTTGAGCATTTGACCTTTGATGACTTCCATCAGCGAAGGCTCGCGGACGTAATTAACCGGCGGAGCCATTGGTGTGGGATCGACGGGCTCGCGGAGCCGAAGATTGTCGACGAGCTCGCCGGTAGCGAGATTGACACGCTCGCCAGTGACCAGCCGTTTGAGCTTTTGCAGCATGTGACCTCCTAGAAGATAAAGCTATTGCCCGTAGCCGATACGAGGCGGCGGGCTTGGATGGAATGCCGAGCCATGCAGTACAGAACATCTTGGCCGGGCACAGCGAACACGCGATCGTCAGCAGGATCGCAAGTCACGAACGTCGCATTGAGAGCGGGTTCGGAACCGAAGATACGAGCATAGTGCCAGTGATCGAGCAGAGTGCGAAACTCGCCAGCGATCGTCGACCAAGCGCGGCGATATTCATCGTAACGGTCCTGGAAGCCGAACGTCCCGTCAGGCGAGGCGTGGGCGGCATAGACCTCCTTATTCAGAACCTCCTGTTGGCCAATGTGTTCGAACTCCTTTTGCCAGAAGTCTTCCTTCGTTCGACGGTTCCAGTGGCGATCGAGGCCAGATGCGTAGATAGCTCGGGGTTTGACCGAAAGAAGAGAGAGTACGTAGCCGTGTTCTTCGAAGAAACGCCGATAGCGATTTGAACGGACAGTCGAGATGCCGTGGC